TTGCAGTTTTTAATCTTTGTTTATCTGTGCTATCATGTGCTGTTGTCTTCCCATCATTGGTCTTCAAATAGCTCTTTTTAGCATGGTCTTTTTGCATCTCTTTTATTGAATTGGCTACATAGCCATCCCATGTAGTCCACCCTGTGCCTTTAAATACAGACATAGGTGCGCCCATACACTTTCTAATTTTTTTACTCTCACATTTTGGACATGCTGAAGGCTCTGCTTCTTGGGGTAGGGTTATTTCTTCCCAAACATTCCCGCAGTCATTACTGTCTTCACATTTCCAATCAAATATTGCCATAGTTTCCTTCTTAGTATGTGGGGGCTGTTTAAACAACCCCCAAGCATACAATTTTAATGGTCACCCATTAATTAGACGTTGTGGTATTCATAGATTCTGTCACCAAACGCTAGCGCACCACCATAAATGGTGTGGGCTACAACTTGGTCTGCCAATGCAGTTACAGAATAGTCCATTTCAACTTTTACATCCATTGCCCTTGCAAACGCAATAGCACTTCTATGATACAGGTAACCTGCTTCATCACCATCACCTGTGCCACTGATAGAATTTGAGCTTCTGACTTCAATGCCATAAAGCTTTCCAAATACACCAGTTTGAACTGCTTGTGCGTTGCCATATTTGCTTGCATCTACAAAGTCATCAATAGCAAGAATAGAAGCGTAGCTGTCAGGGTTTACAGTCAAGAACACATTGCCATCAAAAGGCACATCAGCGCCCATAAGTGAAGCCATACCAGTTCTAATTAAAGCACTGGTGAATGTGTTGTCTGCGCCTAAGTCACTGATTGAGCCAGTGTCACCTTCTGCCAAACTCTCTATATAGTCATCAACAGCTTTTGCCAATGCAAATCCAAATTGATTTGTTTCCATAGCAAACATTGATGGCTGTGTCCATATTTGAGAACTTGTCTCAATTTGCTTAGCAACATATTTGTGTTGGTCCACAGTGATAGTGAAGCTACCATGAGTGTCTGCACCATAAGTAACGTCAGACCCAACAGACTTACTAGAAGCTGAAGGTTCAGTTGCTTTTGGCACTGTTAATACTTGACCGCCCCCGCCTTTTACCATATCAGAAAAGCTTGAATCTACAGTGTTTTCCCACACTAATTGCCTTTCTAAGGAAGCAAGGACAGCATCTGCAAGCATTGCCTTTTTATTGACAGCACTTGTTACAATGGTTGTGTTAGCCATTTTTTATTTTATCCTTATCTACAGCCTACTTTTTTTGATACTTAGCCATGATAGCGTTCCAATTTTTACTGAAGCCACCATTTTGGTCAGGCTCAGTGAAAGGATTGTCCACTAGGTTTGGCATACCCACTGCGGGTATTGAAGCATCAGTCTTAACAGGCTGTTTTACATTTTGATTGTTTAAGTCATTAACATAAGATTCTAATTCAATCAAGTCTAGCTTGCTTGCAATCTTTTGTTGTGACTCTGTTAATTCAACAGCTTCCATTAGCTGTTCCCGTTTTTTGGATTCATATTGTTCCCATTGCTTGGCTTGGGCAGTTAGCTTTTCCATTTCAGCTTTGCTTTCATCTAACAAGGCTTTGTATTCCCCCTGTTTTTCTAGCTCTGCTTTGCGCTTGGATTCTGCTTTCTGCTTGAAGCTTTCTAATTCAGCTTCAGCTTCTTTGCGCCTTGCGTTTACTTCTGCAAACCTTGCATAGGGTATTGAATCACTTACACTTTTTTCACCAGTGTTGGTGGGTTCTACTGCAGGTTCTTTTACACTGTCTTCTGCAACAGTGGATTCAGCTTGTTTTACATCTTCTGACATAGTGATGACCTCATTGTTTATTTTTACCAATGTTTAAAGTTTGGTCCTGCGCCTCATAAAGGCGGACCTTTCTTTCTATCTCATTTTCTAAATGAGTTGCCAAAAAGGACATATTCTTATTTGAAAGTCCATATAAGTCATATCCTCTTTTAGCGTTTCCTTGTACTATTTCCCCATTGTCATAGGTTATAGCAAAGCCATTTTTGGTTCCCACACCTTTGATTCTATTTAGTGTGTCACCTGTCAATCTCATATTGACAAAATTTATATTTCTATCTGTAGATACACCCTTACCACCTGCTTTGCCCGCTTTCTTTCTAACCTTGTATTCATCAGATTTATATTTCAAGCGCTTTTTATTATTTTGGAACTTGCCATCATCCGCATCTAGTACAATCCTGCCTGCCATAATCTCAGCAGTGCGGTCCATAAAGCGTTTGGTGAAAACTGCTACTTCAGTTGCCTTCATGCCCTAGCCCTTGTGCCAACTGGAATGAAGCGGTGTCTGCAGTTGTGACCACCTCTTGCAACCTGTGAAAATTCTGCTTTCTCTTTTTTTAGGACCCAACCTTTTTTCTTATCAAAGTGTGGCAATGCTACTTTGCCCTGCGCCATCTTTTTAGATAGGTCCTGAATCTCTTGCGCTGTGTAGCCCTTTTTGTTTTTTTGATTATCAATAAAATATCTGCATGCAGGTCTGTTCTTATTATCTACACTGCCACTGTATCTATACTTTTGTTCTGGGACCTGTTTAAACACATCAAAAGTTGCAGTCTGTGTGAAGTCAGCAAAGGCATCCCTTGCAATCATTCTAGCGTTCTTACTAAGTAGCTGTTCATCAAAATTCAGGGCTAGTCTTTCTGCAACAATGCCTGCGGGTTCACCACTTATAATGCCTTTCAGTAATTCAGCTTTCATTGTAGCTGTTTCCTGTGCAAATCTGCCCAACAAAACTTCACCATCCAAATCCCGTAGAAGTTCCAAACGCTGTGCAATGGCTGTTGTGTTTTCAGGTGATAAAAGAATTTCCACAGCTCTGCCACCCGTTCTAGCCCTAAGTATTTTTTGGAAGTCTTTAAGTATGCCCTCAGCTTCCCTGTCATAGCCTTGCATAAGATTTGAAAATGATGTGTTGAAGCCTGCCTGCTGTAACTCATTGAAGAAGTCAAGTTGCCTAGCAATCCTAAGCAATTCTGTATCACTGATTCCTTCAATGGCTTTGCCCATGCTTGCCACATTCTTAAATAGTTGTTTGCTAATCTTATCAAGGTCATCATAAAAAATATCAAATATGTCTTTGTCTATTGCCATTAAGCATTAATCAACCTTTGGACCAAACTGCCTGATTCTGCGGGCTGTGCCTGTGCTTCCTGCGCCCTTTCCTCACCTAACTCACCAAGCTTTTCATTTAGCTCTGCTTCATCCATGTCAGGGTTGTAATGTAACAGCATTTCTTTCTTTGTTATCAAGCCCATGCTGTGCTTCTTTTCTAGCACCTGCAGTTCATCCATCTCACTTATTGGGAATGACAATTCAGGGAAGTCCACATACAAATCATCAGCCAAATTAATGTTTGCATCTTGGCTTAAGACCATTCTGTCAATTTCAAATCTGTCATTCTCAAACTTGCGCCATGTATCTTCAACACTTGCTTCCCTTTGCTCTATGCTCTCTATGTTTAAAATCTTTAGCGCTTCACCACTGATTGCGCTGTTGCCTACATCAGCAAATGTGATGTTTAAATGATTGTTGCTTGCTACTGATTCAATGAAGAATTTGGTGGTAGATATAATTTCAGCCAAGCCACCTGAAGGTGCAGTCATATTAAAGTCAGTATCACTTGGTAAAATCAAAACCTTATCAACACCAATCTTGATAGGCTCACTTGGGTTTACATCTAGCCCACTAATCCATTTGACACCACCTGTTGCACCCATTCTGACAGCCAAAGCTAATTCAGTCATGGCTAGGTCCAACTGCTGTGAAGCCTGTATCACATCAGAAGCATTGCCACCAAAGAAGTCACGCACTCTAGGCTGTCTTCTTGTAAATGTAAAAGGCAACATGCTCTCACCTGCGCTGTTGCGGTAAGGATTTACATTGCCTTCATTCACACTGTAAATAACACCATCAGAATCAATTAAGAAGTGGTGACCCAGTTCCCCTTCCATCCCTTTGGACCAGAAAGCAAACATTTCCTTTTCTAGCTTACCATAACCACTGCGCTGAATTGGATACATGATTGCCATTGGTTCATCTTGCATGCCATCAACAAAGTAAACATGGAAGAATGGAATCAGGTCATATTGTAGCTGTTGCTTTGCTTCTGACCATCTAGTCCTAAAGCACATATTGCCAAGCAACCAAGTAAGTTCTTCAAGCTGTCTGCACTTCTGGTTTAATTCTTTTGTGACTTCCTTATACTTGTCATCTACTATTCTTTCAATGTCCAAGCTTTTACCATAGACCAAGCTAGAAGCCTTGCAGAATCTTCTAACAATAGACTGGGTGAAAAGGGGAATAGATGACAGTGTTTCAGAATCAAAGTAAGGGGCAATGTATTTATCTGTTTCTACATTCTCATAATAGTCCAAAAACATTTCTACTTCCCGCCATCTTTCAGTTTCAATTCTGTTAAGCTCTTGCTTTATTGTTTCCTGTATGGTCTTTAGTGATAGGTCAGGTATAATCATTTTAAAATTCCAATATTGTTGCAGTGCGCCTGTATGCAGGTTCTACCAAATCAATGTAGTAGCTTGAAGCATCTAGGAAGTGGGTAAGTGATTCATCCTTCTTAGATAAAGACCCATTGTTTTCCCTTTGGCACAGTTCATAATCTTTTATCAGGTTTACACACTTAGGTGCAACTGTCATTCTTATTTTGCCTTCACTATCTTTTAACATTCTATTCAAACTATAAAGCCTGTCTTTTGTATGTGGGGCTTTGTTCTTTGCATGGACATTGAAGCCATGTTCACGCAGGATAGAATGGTCACTGCGGTTGTTTACTGCTACTGTGGACCTAGACTTACCTGCGGGGTCAGGGTAAACATCCTTGACCTGTGGATATTTCTTTTTCATCAGCGTTGCCATTTCATCAGTGTTTGAATTATGCAAAACCAGTTCATCCACAACTGCTAAAGTTCCATCTGAATACCTGCCCATAAGTACACATGCCATTGATGAAACATTAAAATCTAATCCATAAAAAAGCTTGGGGGGCATGTCTTGTATTTCCCTTACATGCTCATTCCTATCAAAGTTCCACACAGCCTTATTGCCAGTGGTTAAAAAGGTCCCCATCATTTCTTGCTTGTATTGGTCAGCAGTCATTGACCGCTTGGCTTCAAGCACAGCCTGCTTTGGAATCATCCCATGTTCAAGTGTGCTGAACTGCCATGATTTGTATCTAGGATTCTTTCCTAAGCCTTCTAAAAAAATATTATACAGGTGGTTGTATCCATTTGGGGTGGAAGTCAATAGTGCCTTAGCATCATGGTCCAGTAGCATTGGTGTAATCACTTCTTCAAAAAATCCTTCTTTGATAAAAGCCATTTCATCTAACACAACCCCATTGGACCCGTTGCGCCCCAAACTAATTCCCCTAAGACTGTCAGGGTTGTCAGCACCTTTAAGCGCAAGCTCTGCGCCATTGTCAAACCTAAATGATAATTCAGATTCATTAATTTTTACATCCCCAAATTGTAACATTAATTCTTTCATTAATGGGAACATTATTAGCTTTGCCTGCCTGTAGTAAGGGGCTATGTACAACCTGCGTTCCCCCGCTTGAAAAGGTTGGTGCAACAGAAACACTGCTGACAAAACAGACTTGCCCCATCTTCTGCCAGTTATCAGAATCTTTATAGAAGCAGGGTGTTTTAGAATGTCCCATCTAGTTTTGTCTAGCTTTATTTCCATTTATAGACTGTTTAAACAGTTTCTTCATTATCAATAATTTTTAATACTTGCACAGGCTCATTTGTGGTCACGCTCATTTTTTGCAATGCGGTCCCTTCAGTTCTATCAGCAATAAACTTTGCAGAGTTAAGGTCACCTGCTAATGCGTTTTCATAAACCTTTTCTAATACAGCTTCCTTCATTGTCTTATCACCACTAAAAGCTTGTTCACCTATTGTGTCTAATATATCAGAAATGGCAAAACCCTTTTTAGGTCTGCCATTTGGATTGCCTGATTGTCCCTTTTTGAACGTACCATCCCCATTCCTGTTATTAGCCTGTTTTTCAGGTTTGGTAGGGTTAGGCATGCTTTAGACTATAAAACTGCGTTTTTGGGGCTATATTGAGCGTGGATTCATTACTTTTTTCTTCTAAGGTTTATCTTCTTCTTCTTTTTCATCTTTTTCTTTTTCTTAGGGTAAGCACCATAAGGCATATCATGTTCCTTTATTTTAAAAACCTTTCCTGCAGGATTAGTTTAGTTTGGTCATTTGTTTATCTGCCCTGTTGCCTTCTTATTATAACTTTGGCAGTGTCTGCTTTCCATAAGCCATGTTATATTATACACAAAAAGCAAGAAAAGGTTAAGTAACTATTTTAAAGTACCGCTAAAGGGTTTGGGTAGGGTTATAAATATTATAAAAGTATAAATATAAATATTGATATTATATAAATAAAAAACCCCACATTTCTGCGGGGCTTCTTATCTTTCTTTTTAAGTTGTTATTTACTGAATTGGGAATTTACCATTGTAAAGAGTTGAATGCTTAAATTCCTCACATAGCTCTAATTGACTTGTGT